GCCGTGATGAGCGGCCTAAAGCATACACCAGCCGGGCTATTAACCCGGTCGGTCGTGCCGGTTACCCAGGGGTCCAGTCATTAGTGAGGTTCGCGAGAACCCACGAAAGCTTGTATCCCGAGATGCCATCCCTTGGGGTGACACCTTTGGAGGGTAATCCGAGCGTACAGCTCGCTAACTGTACAGCAGGGCGCCAGTGCTGCCACGCGATTACTCGCGAGACAGGGGTATGAGCGCGCACCCAAACGGCATCCCATCCACTTCCACCACATTGGTGGTAGGGGCGGGGTGGCGTTTCACCGCGCCAGAGGGTCCACTCTCCGGGGACATCGTGTAGTACGATGTCTCCGAGATGGGACGGTCCCCGGCACCTGCGGATTTCGCTTGGAAGTTGTTCAACGCACACGCGCCAAGCGCTACGCACGAGATCCCACCTAGTAGGTGGAGAGCCCGGCGCAGTAGCGACGCGGCGCAGTCCGTTGGCCAGCGAGATCCATTCTTGTGGTTCATCAGGTAACTCCTCGATAAAGTGTGCCCTCACGGGCGTACCGTCGAAGAAGTCGCCGCCACAAGATTCCCTGAAAGACCCTGTAGTGAAGGTCTTCCGAGCATTGGGTGTGAACCCGAAGAACCTTAGTGCGCTAAGCACAGAGGCGCAATGCTCACTCGGTACTATGAGGTCATCCCCATAGCATTTCACCAATGAGGGGTCGCCCCCTTCTTGGCTAACGATACAGCGAGCTAGGGACCCAAACAGGAGGGTCTCGAGCTCGAACGTGAAGCCATTCCCCATAGAGGAGAACTTTTCCAGCCTGTACCACGCCTTTCCAAGTCTCGTGAAAGGCGACCGGAGGGATTTGAGCAAGTCGGCCCAATCTGACCTTACAATCAGATCGACCAACACGCGACAAACTGTGTCGCTAGCGTTGCTCATGTCGATGGTACCGAGGTGACCCAGAGACGAAGCCTCACGCGCAAGTGTGCGGTGAAGGTCCTGGCCCACCTTGAGATCGATACCCATACGATCACGTAACCTCTTCTTCAACTCCCTCCCTACATCTAACTGCAAGGAGATATTCAACGAAGGTTCTTTACAGCACCCGCGTCTAGTTTTCCCGTCCTTTGGGACGGTGAAGAAGATGTTACCCCGCACAGTACGCACGTAGGACCGAGGGTTTGCGCTCAGATGAGCGCGCTCCCATGATGTCCCTGCCCAGAAGGGCAGTAAGTCGCGTGCACCGGGGGTAATTTGAGGTATGCTCGACATCTTGTCGGGAATAGTTATTAACCTCCCCGAGTCACCATACGTGGCCCCACCCGAAAAACGTGGGGTTAGATCATGAGGTAAGGCACCTAACACGCGACTGACTTCTTTCCGCCAAAGAGTGATGAACTCCTTGACGCGGTACTCGGCATGAGACTCTAAGAGCTCATGTTCATCCAAGTATCGAGACAGACGCGCGTTAGTCCGAGCATTCTGGCGTTCGCACGCCAGGAACGTTTGGACGGCCACCGCTTCCCGATCTACACCAGTATCGATATCACATTTTCTGAGGAGGTCAGTC